GCGACATGTGAAGGGGTAGTGAATCTCTTCACACCCTTTATACGGAAGTACAAAGGGGTAATGTCGTGGCCGTTCAGGTAAAACCCTCCGCATGATTCACGGAAGGCTTGGGACCCCGTGAATGATTTATCACCATTCACGAGGAAACCTAAACGGTCCAAGATGGCCTTGACGATATCCGTGAGACGTCTGTCAACACAGATATCATCTCCGTAGATACCGAGCGGCTGGAAACCTCTGCCTGCAAGAGATCTAGATATACAGAATTTCCGTACAACAGATCTAATGCGAGCAGGAGTAAGCCAGTCACTGAAACCGATATCTACAGAATCAGCTTCGTAGGTGTATAGACAAGCAGCGTAAATGCAAACCGATGCAAAGATAATACATTGCGTCGGGAAGCACAGCGCCGATCCCATCGGGGCGAACTTTTTGAGAGCTCTTAGAGAGCCGTCAGGAAGTATCGCGCTGTGAGATCGAGTGACTCTCATAGGGATTTGCCAAGAAGGTGGAAACACCTTCTTGACGAGATCATATGAAAGACAATCGCTTGCAGAGGATAAATCGATGGTGTCAATCTCACCGGTATAAGAACCGATGAGACTGAGGTCCCGATTATAACTCTGATCTTTCAAGCGGATGAAGAATCCTAAGCTTGAAGAGTCTATTAGCTCACACATCCTAGACATGATGCCCTGCTGGAAGAACATCAAAGTACTGGGTTCCATACAAATGGACCTAGCGACTTTGAGATTCTTAGGCACGAACATAAGTCTAGCAACACGTGAGCTTACACCTCTAGCAGGGTCCCAGCGTGATGGGTCAGGGATGACTCTATCAACACTGAGACCGGACTCCCTACCGAGACCATATTTCCCAATATGGCCTCTGAAGAGAAAGCGATCTATGAGCGGGTCATAAGAGAAGCTTCTCAACTTCCCTAGCCTCCCGCGCACGCCTCTCTCTTGGACAGCTCCTGGGCCAAATTTTGGCCTGAAGTCGTCAATAGAGAAGCGAGGTAGTAGTACGCTCAAGATAGTACGGATAGAATCCGTGTCCTGAGCGTCTAAGACCAGATCGCCTAGCCGATCTTCTATGTCAGACCAACCGCGAAAGGCGGTTTCATTGAATGATTCATCCACAAATTCCAACTTCTTACCGAAGTTGAGAAAAGTGTAAATGAACCGAGCAATGCTGACATCTCCAGTCTTGAAATAACGATTATACTCAAAGAACACGGGTGTGTCTTTGAAATCGTCTATCCACTCCCCTATTAAGGTAGGAGTGCCCATGAGCATGTGTGAAGACACAAACTGATGGGCCAAGCTGGAGTACCGGGAAACTATGCCTTTCACGCCTTCATCTTGAATCCTTTTCAGGAAACGAGAATAGAGCTTGACGGGTTTGTTTCCAGGGTCGAGAGGGCTATCTGCTAGGAGTGCGATCCAACTTGCAACGAAGAGTGTTATACTCTCTTTGTTACGTCGTTCGACTACACTCAACGATTGACAAAAGGAATCGTCTATGATGAATAGACGCTTCCCGCTCGAGGTGCGAAGATGCACCTCGTGTCGCACTAGCTAACCTGCGGAATGCCAAAAAGCATTTTCGCG